AGTAGGCATCACATAGTCCGGAGCCAAGTACGGGGTCAGATCTAGCGTCGGCGGAAAGCATACGGAAGCATCGCCAGCCGCGCCGACTTCAGTGATCGACACAAGGAAGCTGCCCCGAACACTCGGTGCATCCGACGCCGCGCCAGCCTCGGTAACCGAGACATCGTAGGTGTGGGTATCGGAGTCGCCCGTGATGGCATCGACAAGGACAACCGTGCCCGCGTCGCTTGTCGGCGAATTGCAGGCCAGATTGGTTTGTGTTGACGAGACGATCGTGTAGGCGGAGTTGATCGGCAACCACGGGCCACCTTCGCCGCCGAGAATGTGAGGTCCTTGCGTCCAATCGTTCGGTCCGCCGCCTTCGCCGGTCGTGTTGTAATTTGTCGCGCCGAACCACAAGAGCACGTTGTCCGGGTTGCTCGTGCTGATCGTGACGGTAGGAGCGGTTGAGACACCGACGCCGCTCGCTGGAAGACTCGAATTCGGATCGAACGGCGAGCTAGGGTTTGCCGCGCCATTGATGGCGATGCCAACGGCAACCGAGTCGTCGGGATCGCCCGAATAGGTAATTAGGAAGGGTTCGCTAGAGAGCGCGGTTGTGGCGACGCCCCACCACAATTCGAGATGAGTGTAGTAACTGTCGTTTTGCTGCGCGACCACATCGTTTCGCTTGGTGAAGGCGATACCGGCTGATCCGGTATCGACGATTGATGTGACGGAACGCTCGGTTGCCGCATCGGTGGCGACGGCGATAAGCACTACGTCATTCGTAAGTGTGGTTGAAAGAGTGAGAGTTCCACTAGAGGAGTGGATTTCAACACTACTAGTTCCGTCGATACTAAGAGCCATTCCATTCCGTCAAAGTAGAGTCTCTGGGCTCTTTTATTTAGCCGCCCTACGGCGAGGGGCACGATCGATAAATACTGGCGATGAGTTCGCCAGTTCCTACGCTTACCTTAGACGACGTAAATGTCACCGCACCCGCACCGACCGTCACATCGACCGCGACCGCACCGGCACCCGCCGCGCAGCCGAGCCCAGGTGTCGGCGATCAACTCACCATCCAGACCGGCGGACAGACCCTAGAAGGTTGGCTGACCAGTTCGGTGATCCGGGACATCGACGCCGGACCTCCCTCGCATTTCTCGATCTCGCTGACCGAGCGCTTCCCGAACTCCGACAATACAGCGGTTATCGTTCCCGGCTCGCCGTGTCAGGTCTACCTCGGCTCGAACATCATCATGACCGGGTACATCGATACCTACGACCCGACCTACGACTCCCGCACGCACCGGGTGGTCATCGAGGGGCGGTCGAACACCGAGGACGTGGTTGACTCCTCATACGTCGGACCGCCGTGGGGGTTCGGTGCCGGGGCGAGTCTCAAGACGACGGTCGCAGCGATCCTGAGCCAACAGACCCCGAACGTCGGACTGTCATTTCTAGCGCCCGATCAGACCATCCCCTATCCAATACAAATCCAGCCCGGAGAGTCCGTCTACGCGGTGATCGAGGCGCTCTGCCGGATGTGCGCGCTGCTCATCTACGACGACGCGAACGGCAATTTGGTCATCAACACAGTCGGCACAACGCGGGCTGGATCATCGCTCGTAGAGGGCCAGAATGTCGAAGCCGCAGCCGTCAGGATCGATTGGACGCAGCGGTTCCACAATCTCTACATCATGGCTGACGGGCAGGTTCCCGGAGCCGCAATTACCAATCCCATCATGGGAGGACCGGCTGTAGACAGCCAGATCAGGACGAGCCGCCAAAAGATCGTCCTGATGGATCAATACCCGACGCAAGCGCTCATCCAGGCGCGGGTCAATTGGGAGATGAACCGGCGGATCGGGCGCTCCCTCATGACACAGGTCACGGTTGCTGGATGGCGGGACGGGGCGAGTAATTTGTGGGCAGTCAATACGGTTGTCGGGGTTCAGTTACCGACGTTGAAGATCAGCGCCGATCTCATCATCGCAGCGTGCCAGTACGACCGCGATGAGAACGGCACCCGGACCGTTCTCACGTGCATGCCAGCCGCCGCGCTACAGCCAGCACCGTATATCCCGCAAGCCGGGATTGGACAGGATTTGACACAGGGTGGCAGTCAGTAAAGGGAATGAGGATCGACTACGGCGTCATCGAAAAGCTCTATTCGCGACTTCACCAGATCACCCGCCGCGTGACGTTACAGGTCGGAAATGACTCCTCGCAGGCGTACCAGTCCTGGCAGACGCTCGGGTATCCCGGCGAGCTACGCGACGGCGTTCCACGGGTCCAGGAATTTGGTCGATCGACGATGCCCTTGCCGGGCGCACAGGGCGTCACCCTCTCGACAAATGCGGGCTGGCACGGCAGCCAAGCGATCGTAGCGACCACCGATCCCCGCTACCGTCCAACCGGGCTCAACGGCGGCGAAACCGCCGACTACATGGTCGATGGTGCGAACGTTCAAGGCGACGGCGGAACGCTCCGGCTGATCCTGAAGGGTGCGCTCGGCTGGATCACCACTATGTTCGGGAGGACGATCAATGTCGGCGATACGAGCGCCGTGACGATCAATATCGGCACGACCGCGAGCAGCGTCACGATCAACATGGGCGGTAGCTCGGCGACCGTGAACATCACGGGTGCGAGCGGTGATGTAGTCGTAGCGGGGGTCAGCCTCGTGCACCACGTGCACTCGGACGCTGGCGGCTCCGGTGATAGCGGGCCACCCGTGGCGAGCTAATTAAACTCCACCAGTACCGCCCGGTTCTCTCCGAGCGAACTTGGCGACAGCAGCTTGAAGATCGCGTGCCCCGCACAGGGAAGGTCCGGTTCGCACTGTTGGCGAAGCTGTTCGACCTTCTCCGCTGAGAATACCCGACTGAAGTCGAGCGTCACCCATGTGGACGGCGCGTGCATGGGTGTGTCCTGCCGCGATGCCCAACCGGGTCCACAGCTAATGCCGCCCGTGTTGCCGGTCTGGTTCATAGCGATCCGACAGGGCGCTCGAATTTCGTGACCCGGAACGCAGTTCGCATAGCCGCACGTCACGTAAAAATAGAACCACTCGGCGTCAGGCGAGATCGACGCGGGGGTAACCGGCGAGACCGGCTGGTGGGCTTGATCGGCCTGTCCAGGACACGAAGCCAAGCTTATGAGGATGGCCGCGACGATCCCTACGGCAGTGGTTAGGATGCGCATCGCCTCAACCTTTGATTTCGTTCATGCCATGATATTAAATCGTACCGAGTGGCGTCTTCAAGAGACCGCGACTTGATTCCAAGCCCAATTGTAGGACCAGTTCACGGCTTGTCCGTTCGGCTTGATGATCTCGATCGCGATCTTGAGCTTGGACTGATCCCCGTTGAGAAACGAGGTTGTCACGGTGATCGTCCTGGCGATCCCCCGGTTCTTGATCCAGGCAAGGGCTTCCTGGCAGTAGCCCTGCGCGGTGATGAGCAGTTGGGTGTTCGAGATGCTTCGAGAGAGCAGCCAGAGCCGCGAGCCAAGCGGGAAACCGGCGAGCGGATCGGTCTGCAAATACGTCGAGCCCCACCAGCCACCGCGATCGATGCTATTGGGGACGGGAAGGATATCGGATGCGTCGGCGCGCCGGTTCGTGAATAGGCTGATCGTGACCGCCGTGACCAAATCCTGGTTCGTCGCGAGGATTTGACCGACGACCTGGAAGTCCGCTCCACCGAGGAACGGGTTCCACAGATCGGCGATATCGGTGGCAACGATTTCCTCAAGCGGCGGAAAGACCGGCAGCGGAGGAAGCGGCGGGAAGGGCGGAGCTAGGAGAGGGGTCGAAAGTAGGGGAGTCGAAAGTAGCATCGGTTAGACGACGTTCATCGCGTATCGGGTTCTGAGGTTGAGGTTCGCATCGCCGCTGGCCTGACTGACGTTCGCTCGCGCACCGGACGGCATGTTCGCGAAGCTGACGGTGACTTCGTGACTGGACTTGTTGTCGTCGTCTTGCTTCTGCTTGGCGACCGTAGACGGATCAGGCGCGACGTTCGGCGCGCGCCGGATCAGATCGAGATGCCGCCAATCGGTTCCGGCACCCGTACCGGCATCTCCGAGCCGATGAGATGAATCGAACTCGTATTCCCAGCCACCTTTGCCATCGGGCCGTTTACGACCCGTCAGCACGCCGACATGACCACCGAGTTCGCCCCGGCCATGCCCGTACATATCGACTCCGAGATCGCCAGCTTGACCTTGATCCGGGGCGACCCCCGTGCCCCAACCGGAAGCGTCGGTGGCGATATTGGAGACATGACCGAATTTGTCGGTGATCGGCGGCAGACCGACCTTGGTGAGAGCCATGTTCACGAGTCGGGCGCAATAATTGGATAGCTGCTCATGCCTCTGAAATTCCGGTAGACCCTCGATCGCCCCGACAAGCCCATTTATGGCTGCTGGCGCAGCCGAACCCGTGCCGAGCGAAGCGAAGTTCTTCCGGAACTTTGCGACGTATCCGGGGTTGCGATCGGGCGACGTGATCGAGCCATTCGCGTAGGCGTAGGCGATCTTGTCGGGATCGTTCCCGTATAGCTGAGCAAGATGCTCGATGATCCGGTGTCCGACACGGCGGTTGTCATCCGGATTGCTAATACGCTCGCCCGGATGCGCGAACTGAACCCACGTATCGGGCATGATCTGCATCGGCCCGGTGGCGGAATGACCGGGTTGCGGAGTGTTGTTGTAACCGTTGGCAGATTCGGTCTTCTCGATCGCGGTGGCGATATTATCGATGAGCGATGCGCCCGGCGTGAGTCCTGTGACGGGTGGAGAATTCGGGTCTAGCTCAGGATGGTC